CCCTGAACGATGAGGAATTCATCGTCGAGGGCTATGCCACGACCTTCAATCAGCCGTACGTGCTGTGGGAGGAAGACGGATTCAAGATCATGGAACAGGTCGACGCGCACGCTTTCGATAACTGCGACATGGGCGACGTCATCATGCAGTACGACCACGAGGGCCGCGTTTTCGCCCGCACGAGCAACGGCACGCTGACCGTCACGCCCGACGAACACGGTCTGCGCATCCGCGCCAACCTCGGCGGCACGGCAATCGGCAGGCAGCTTTACGAAGAAATCAAGGGCGGCTATACCGACAAGATGTCCTTCGGCTTCACCGTTTCGTCCGACGTGCGGACGGAAACGAACGAGGGCAACGAGACCGTCGTGCTGCGCACTATCACCGGCATCGGCAAGCTCTACGACGTCAGCGCCGTGAGCCTGCCTGCCAATAACGCCACGGAGATTTCCGCGAGAAGCTACAGCGACGGAGTGATCGCAGAGCTGACGGAGGAGCGCCGGAAGAGCGCGGAGATCGAGCGGCAGAAGCAGAAAATCAAGATCCTGCTCAACCTTTAAGGAGGAAACATGGAACTGAAGAACAAGACCATCGAAGAGATGGAGGCCCGCAAGGCCGAAATCGCCGGTCTCCTCGACACCGACGACGCCGATCTGACGGCGCTGGAAGAGGAAGTCCGCGAGATCAATTCCGAGATCGAGCAGCGCAAGGCCGACGAGGCGAAGCGCGTCGCGATCCGCAACGCCGTCGCCAGCGGCGCCGGCGAGACCGTCAAGAAAATCGAAAAAACGGAGGAAAAGAGAATGACCCTCGAAGAGCTGCGCTCCAGCGCGAAGTACGCAGACGCGTATGCCAACTACATCAAGACCGAGAACGACAAGGAGTGCCGCGCCCTGCTGACCGAGATCGGCACCAACGGCGCGGGCGGCGTGCCCGTTCCGACCGCTGTGGACGAGATCGTCCGCACCGCGTGGGAGCGTGACGAGATCCTCTCTCGCGTTCGCCGCACCTACATTCGCGGCAACCTCAAGGTCGCCTTCGAGCGCTCCGCTGATCCCGCGAACGTCCACGACGAGGGCGGCAACGCCGTCCCGGAGGAAAACCTCGTTCTCGGTATCGTCGAGATGATCCCGAAGAACATCAAGAAGTACATCCGCATCTCCGACGAGGCGATGGCGATGGGCGGCGAGGCGTTCCTGCGCTACATCTACGACGAACTCACCTACCGCATCACCAAGAAGCTGGCCGACCTCGTCGTTGCCGACGTCACGACCGCTCCGGCCACTGCCACGGCCTCCGCTGTCGGCGTGCCGAAGGTGCAGATGGCGCCCTCCCTCGTCACCATCCCGACCGCCTACGCCAACCTCTCCGACGAGGCGCGTGACCCTGTTATCGTGATGAATCGCCTCACCTACGCCGACTTCATCGCCGCGCAGGTCGCCGGAAGCTTCGCCACCGACCCGTTCATGGGCCTGCGCGTGATCTTCAACGACAGCCTGCCTGCCTACGCCGCCGCGACCGCCGGCACGGGCGTCTATGCGTTCGTCGGCGATCTGAACGGCGCGAGCGTCAACTATCCCGAGGGCGACGGCGTTGTCATCAAGATGGACGAGACCTCCGAGGCCGAGAAAGACCTCGTCAAGGTCATCGGCCGCCAGTACGCCGCGCACGCGGTGACGGCTCCCGGTCGCTTCGTCAACCTCGTCAAGCCCGCGTAATGAAGCTGCTGCTTATCAAGCGGCAGAAGATTTGGCACGACGCCGGGGAGATCGTCGAGGTCTCCCCGGCGGAAGCCAACTTCCTGCTTTCGTGCGGCGCCGCTGTGGAGCTGAAAGAAACGCCGGAAGCGAAGAAGCAGAAACGAGAAAAAATAATGCTGGAAAAGGTAAAGCTTGCGCTGCGGGTGACCGTCACCGCTTACGACGCCGACCTCAACGATCTGATCGACGCGGCAAAGCAGGATCTCGGCATCGCCGGTGTCGTGCTGCCGTCCACGCTGGACGCGGTCTGCGAACGCGCGGTAATCACCTACTGCAAAATTCACTTTCTGACGCTGACCGACGGCGAATTTTCCCGCCTCAAAGCGTCGTATGACGAGCAGAAGGCGCAGCTTGTCACGGCTACCGGCTACACGAGGTGGTAACCATGATGCGGCAAGATGTGCTTTACCTCGTCAACGAGAATCCTGCTGCGCATGGCATCTTCGGCGCTCATGAGGAAGAGCGGAGGCTCGTCTATTGCGCCGTGAAGAGTGTCAGCGGCGCGGAATTCTACCGTGCTATGGAGCAGGATCTGCACCCGACTTTCGTCTTCGTGCTGCGCGATTACGCGGAGTATAACGGCGAAAAAGTTTGCTACTACAACGACAAGAGATACAGGATCGTCCGCACCTACATCACCGCACAGCAGACGATCGAGCTGACCGTAGAGGAGGCGACAGTCGATGCTTGAGCAGCTTGTAACGGCGCTTAACGGCACCGGCCTCGCATTTGCTCATTTCGGCTGGAGCCGTGCGCCGGAGGGCGACTACGGCGTTTACGCCGAGGACGGCGCGAACGACTTCGAGGCGGGCGACGAGCACGCAGAAAAGGCACTGACCGGCGCGGTGGATTATTTCACGCGCGACGATTCTGGCGCGTGCAAGGAAATCATCGAGGCCGCGCTCGAATCTTCCGGCTGCGCGTGGGCGCTTGAGAGCATCCAGTTCGAGGGCGACACCGGCCTTATCCACTGGGAGTGGTCGTGGGAGGTGGCGTGATGCCCACCATCGAATTCGACGGCCTCGCACGCTACGAAGCGAAGATGCGAGCACTCGGCAATCTCAAGACGGTCGAGGCCATGTGCAAATACTCGATTTACGACGCCGCAGGCATGGTGCTGGAGGAAATCAAAAAGGCGACGCCGTCCGACACGGGCGACCTCCGCGACAGCATCTGTACGACACCGATGAAAAACAAGGACGGCTTCATTTACGATCAGCTTGATTTCGCGGGCTACGACCGAAACGGCGTGCCGAACATGCTCAAAGCGCGAGCGCTTGAGAGCGGCACCTCCCGCATGAAAAAACGCCCGTTCGTTCGTCCAACGGTGCGCAAATGCGCCAAACTGGCGCAGTTCATGATGGACAAGGCAATGGACGAATATCTCTCTCATTTCATGAAGAAGGAGAATTGAAAACATGGCCAAAATCGGACTTTCCAAGCCGTTTTTCGCGATCTACAGCGCGGACGGCTCCACCGTCAGCTACAGCAATGGCGGCGTGCTGGGCAAGTACACCGCGCTCAACATCGCACTAAGCAACAGCAATAACCCCTTCTACGCCGACAACGGCCCGGCGGAGACGGACGACACCTTCCCCGGCGGCACCGTCACCATCACGACCGACGACCTGCGCCCGAATGCTCTGCTTTCCGCGCTCGGCGTTGTGAGCGAGGCAATTACCGGCGGCGGTGAGGGCGCGGCATGGCTCGTGAACAACGACAACCAGGCCATCCCCTTTATCGGTCTCGGCGGCATCGCCAAGAAGAAGGTCGACGGCGAGATCAAGTATGTGGGCATCGTCCTCGACAAGATCAAGCTGCTCAACCCCTCTGAGTCCTTCCAGACGCAGGGCGAGACGATCGAGTGGCAGACGTCGGATCTGACCGGCAATATCTATCGCTCGGACAAGCCCTCGCACGACTGGAAGCGCGTGACCACGCTCCTCGACACCGAGGCGGCGGCGGAGACTGCGGTCAAGGCCTATCTGGGGATCGCGTGATGCGCACCAACCGCATCACGATCCTCGGGCAGGAGCGCCCGCTCTGCTACTCCACGCGCGTCTACTGCGAGATCCTCGACAGGTACGGCGACCTCGAAAAGCTCGGCAATGAGATGCTCAAGGGCGAACTTCAGACTCGCATCCACGCGACCATGTGGACGCTTGCCGAAATGCTCAAAGCGGGAAAAGCCTACGCCGACCTCTGCGGTGAGAGTGCGCCCGCCCCGCTGACGGAAGACCAGCTGTTTGAAGTCTTCGGCGTTGATGACCTCGTCCATCTGTGCGAGACCGTCGTGGACACCATCACCGAAGGCTCGAAACGCGAAGCAGAGGCAGAGCCGCCAAAAAACTGACTAGCCACGGCGGTAAACGGCTGCCACCCGCGCCGTGGTTCACGTGGTACGCCATGCGGCTCGGCCTGCGCTATCAAGACGCGCTTTCCCTGCCGCATGGCGAACTGCTTGATTTGATCGCTGTCGAGCAAGTCAAGCACGAAGGCTTCCGGCTCGTCGAGGCCGAGCCAGACATATGGGAAATTTTGGGGGTGGAATAATGGCAATCGACATCGGGCCGAAAATTGGCATCCAAGGGGAAGCCCAATTCCGCCGTGAAATCCAGAACATCAACACCGGGCTGAAGACACTCGATACCGAAATGAAGGCCGTCACCTCGTCCTTCATCGGCAACGAGAAGAGCGTCGAATCGTTGACCGCGCAGAACGATGTGCTTGACCGCAAAATCAGCAGTCTGCGCGAGCGCCTGTCCGTCGAGCAGAAAGCGCTTGAGGAAAGCGCAAGAGCTTACGGCGAAGCGGATGCGCGGACGCAGAAGTGGCAGCAGGCGGTCAATAAAACGACCGCCTCGCTGAACAAGGCAGAAGCCGAGGTAAAGCAGAATGCCTCGGCTATCGACAAACTCAACGAGGCGCAGACCAACGCCGCGAACGGCAACGGACTTTTGCAGAAGGCGACGGACGCGCTCGGCTCCAAGCTCGGGCTCTCGTCCTCGCAGACCGAAAAACTGACAAAGGCCTTCGGCTCCGGCGCGGCGGAGGCGGCGCTCTTCGGCGCGGCTCTCGTCAAGGTCGGGCAAGAGTTGGTGAAGCTGTCCGACGCGGCGGCGGCTCACGCGGATGACGTCGAAACGCTCGCAACGAAGTACAACCTATCCGCGGGTGACATCCAGAAATTTCAGTACATGAGCGAGATCGTCGACGTGTCGGTCGAGACGCTCACCGGCGGCATCACAAAGCTGACGCGGAGCATGGACAGCGCCCGCTCCGGCACCGGCGACGCGGCGGCGGCTTTCGAGCAGCTGGGCGTGCGCGTCACGAATTCCGACGGCACGCTGCGCAACGCCCGCGAAGTCTTTTTGCAGACCATCGACGCCCTCGGGCGCGTGGGCAATGAGACCGAGCGCGACGCGCTGGCTATGTCGCTTTTCGGCAAGAGCGCGGCGGATCTCAATCCGCTCATCGAACAAGGCTCGGCAAATCTCCGCGCCCTCGCGGAAGAGGCTGAAAATTCCGGCTATGTTATGTCGGATCAGATGGTCGCGGTTCTCGCCAACGGCGACGACGCGACGCAGCGCCTCAACCGCTCGATGGAGGGACTGAAGAATACGATCGGCGCGGGCGTCACGCCCATCGTCGCCGGGTGGAAGTACGGCCTTGCCGAAGCGGCTGACACCGTGGCCGTGCTGATCCAGAAACTCGCCGGTCTCCGCGATGAGAGCGACGGCGTGGCCGAGGCGACGAAAGCCGCCAGTGACGCGATCGTCGGCGTGCGCGAGCTGACGAAGGAAGACCTTGCCTATGGCGGCCTCTCGCAGAAGGCACAGGACTATTACACTTGGCAGCGCGAGACGATGCGGCAGGCGCAGGAAAGCGGCATCACGAACGGACAGTTTTACACCTATGAGCAGTATCTGCGCGGCACCGGCGTGGCGAAGTCCGAGATCAACATCAACTTTGAGGGCAGCCTCGCCCAGCTCGGGCGCGTGCTCCAGCCCGTCATCACGGGCGACGGCGCGCGCGTCGGCTCGACGCTTTAAGGAGGGATAGCATGGCATTGATGAGGTTGACGATGGACGGCACGACCTACAGGGTGCGCATCGTCTACAATACGCTTATCCGCTCTTTTGAGCTGCGGGAAGGCCCAAACGCCGGCGAGATGCTCTCCGACCGCTACGAGCGGGATCTGCGCGGCACAAAGTACAGCTACCAGATGGCGGTGGAGCCTGATCCGCGCCACCCGGAGGACTACGACGCGCTGTATGAGGCGATCACCGCGCCGGTCGCCAGCCACAGCGTCACCGTGCCTTATGGCCAGACGACGCTGACCTATGATGCGATGATCGACAGCGGCTCCGACACGATGGGCGACTACCTCGGCGGCGTGCGCGCCTGGCACGGCCTCGTCATCAACTTCCGGGCGAAAAACATCCAGAGGGCGGTGAGCGAATGAGGAATGCGATCACGCTCAACGGCGTCACTTACGACGACGACGCGCTGCGCGGCGTCTCCGTGGACGCTGACGTCTCTCTCGACGGCCGCACGCTCGACGTGGACACGCTGGAGGCGACCGTGGAGGGCACGGACGCGCTGACGGAGATCTCCCGCTCCGCGCCGCTGCGCTTCCTGCGCGGCGGCAATCCGCGCTCTGTGTGGTACGCGCAGCGCGTCGAGCAGATCGCGCCCGCGCTCTTCCGCGTGAGCGCGACCAGCTCCCTCGGGCGCCTCGCACAGATGTCGCACCGTGGCGGCCTCTACACCGGCCAGCCTGCCGGCGACGTCATCGACAGCATCTGCGGCACGATTCCGCACCGCGTCAGCAGCACCTACGCCGCCCGCCCGATCTACGGATGGCTGCCCTACGTCTCGCCCTCGGGCGAGGCGTCGGCGCAGACGGGCAGCGCGAAGGACAACCTCTTGCAGGTGCTCTTCGCGCTCGGGGCTTATCTCCGCGCGGACGAGGACGGCACGCTCGTCATCGGCGAGCTGGCCACGACCTCGCAGAGCGTCATCGGCCCCGACCGCATCTACGCCAACGGCGCATGGGTGGAACATGAGGAGCCGGTGACGGCTGTGACGGTGCTCGAGCACCAGTGGACGCCCGGCACCGACACGGTGACGCTCTTTGACGGCACGGCGACGGCGGGGCAGGTGGTGATCTTTGACGAGCCGATGGGCTCGCTGGCCGCGACCGGCATCACGATCCTCGAGAGCGGCGCCAACTTCGCCGTGCTCGGCGCGGGAACGGGGCGCGTGACCGGCATCCCGTACATCCACCAGACGCGTGAGGTGTCGCAGACCCTTGCAAGCGAGGAGATCCCCAACACCGTGCGCGTCGAGGACGCGACGCTTGTCAGCGCCGTCAATTCCACCGAGGTCGTGGCGAGGCTCGCCGCGTACCACTCGCATAAAACGTGGATCTGTTGCGACGCGCAGATCGAGACGGAGGCGGCGGGCGACCGCGTCTCCATCTTTGATCCCTTTGCAAAAATCCAAAAGGACGCGACGCTGGAGCAGATCTATAACTTGCAGGCCTCGACGGTGCTGCGCGGAAGCCTCCGCGCTCTCGTCGGCTTTGAGCCTCCCGCGCCGGACGACGCGGAGCAGGTGACGGAGCTGCTCACGGGCAGCGGCACGTGGACGGTGCCCGCCGGCGTGACGGAGATCAGCGCGGTGCTGATCGGCGGCGGGCAGGGCGGCAGCCGTGGCGCAGACGGCGGCGGGCACGAAGAAGGCGCAGGATGGCTGACCAATAGCGCTTACGGCTGCGTGGGCGGTGATCCCGGCAATGCAGGGCACGGCGGCATGATTCGCCGCGTCTCCATGCAAGTCGAGGCAGGCGACACCATCCACTTCGTCTGCGGTGCGGGCGGCGCAGCATCGGAGCGCGTTGGCGGCACGGGCGAGGATGGCGAAGCGACCACGCTCGGCGATTACTCGTCCGCTGCGGGCGACTATTTCCCGGGCGGCGTGCTTGAACCGACCACGAACACCATCTATGGCTCCGACGGCGTCGCTGGTGTGCGCGGGAATGATGGCACGGGGCTCGCCCCTGGATCTCTCGCGGGGAGCGAAATCGTCACGCCCGACCCGATCGTCGTCGATGGCATCAGCTACGCCAACGGCGGGCGCGACGAAACGACGGTCGAGGCGCACAACGGCTCAATTCACGGCTATCTGCACGCAGGCTATGGCGGCGGCGCTGCCTATAAGGCAAACGGCGGCTATGCGCCGAACGGCACGATTGAGATCGCGCCGAACCTCTACGGCGAGTGGACAGTGTTTTTCCGCAACATGGTTGCAGGACGCGGAGCGGATGCACAGCCGCCAGAAGCGCCAAACTACGGGCAGGGCGGCAGCGCAGGACACGGCGGCGGCGGCGCGGGTGCATACGGTGCCTACGAGGCGCAAGGCGCTCCGGCATATCCCGTGCATGAGCCTACTGCGGGCGGCTCCGGCTCTGCCGGAACGGCAGGCGGCAATGGCTGCATCATCCTCAGCTATCGCATCCCGGCCCAGCAGCGCACGCTCGTCAGTATCAGCATCACCACGCCACCAACGAAAACCGCCTACACGGAGGGCGAGACCTTTGACCGCACGGGCATGGTCGTGACCGCGACCTACTCCGACGGAACGACGGCTCCCGTCACGGGCTACACCGTCAGCCCCTCCGGCGCTCTCACGACGAGCGACACGGCAGTGACGATCTCCTACACGGTGGGCACGGTGACGCGCACGGCCACGCAGGCGATCACGGTGACGCCCGCAGCGGTAACGCTCGTGAGCATCGCGATCACGCGGCCGCCCACGAAAACCACCTATTACGCGGGTGAGAGATTCGACCGCACCGGCATGGTGGTGACGGCGACCTACTCCGACGATTCGACCATGCCCGTCATCGGCTACACGGTGACGCCCAGCGGCGCACTCTCCACGAGCAATGCCTACGTTACCATTTCCTACACCGAGGGCGGGATCACCCGCACGGTGCGGCAGACCATCGCGGTGCAGGCGGTGACGCTGTCGAGCATCAGCATCACGACGCCGCCCACGCGCACGGCCTACACCGAGGGCGACACCTTCGACCCGACCGGCATGGTCGTGACGGCGACCTATTCTGACGGCACGACGGCGCCCGTCACGGGCTACACCGTCAGCCCGAGCGGCGCGCTCACGACGAGAGACACGGCGGTGACGATCTCCTACACGGCGGGCACGGTGACGCGCACGGCCACGCAGGCGATCACGGTGACGGCTGCCGTGGTCACGCTGGTGAGCATCAGCATCACGACACCGCCCACCAAGACCACTTACACCGCCGGCGAGAGCTTCGCGCGGGCGGGCCTGGTCGTCACGGCGC